TCATCTACCAACTCTACTATTTCATCATAGTATTTGCCCAGAGCTTTATGCTGTGAGTAAGAATTTGTTGCCCAATGAAAGAAATGGGTATTTGTAGCGCTATGCAAAAGAGTAGCAGCAAACATAGCGACATTTTTGGTTTCATTCATGGGACACCTTTAAAGTTCATATAATTTTAGCACTTCTATTGCATTTTGCACCGAATTTACCCTATGTAATGGCCCACCCTTCCAGTTATCAAATAAGGTGACTTGTTGCGGAGTTAGCTTTTTATCTTCTCCATCCTTAACTTCCATTAAAATAGTCTGTTCTTCGTAGCAAACCAAAAGGTCAGGGATTCCTCCACCGACTGTATGCAAAAGGAAAACATCAGCGCCATAATCTCGTAGCGCTTTTACAACATCCTTTTGATTTTTATCGACTTTTTTAATATAAGACATAATAATATGTTAGTGTTCTATAACTTATAGTATAAGGGGAATTTAATGGGTGGTTATTATTTAACGGATGAGCAGTTTATAGCCGAGTGGAATAAGATTGGTTCGCCACTTACTTTTGCAAAAGTTCACGCTATGTCTGAGAGGGCTGTATATAACCGCAGGCGCTCTATTGAAACCAGGCTTAAAACAAACCTTCCTAGCTTTAATGACCAACGAGTAAACGATTTTAAAAAGACAGAGCAGACTGTCGGCAATACTCGTAGAGGCATGGATATAGAAAAAGGGCGAGTCATTGTCTTTTCTGATGCCCACTTTTGGCCTGACCAGACAACAACCGCATTTAAAGCATTGCTGGAAATGATTAAGGAATACAAACCTACTGCCATTGTTTGTAATGGTGATGCTTTGGATGGTGCTTCTATTAGCCGTTTTCCAAGAGGTGATTGGGAAAAGATACCATCCGTTAAGGAAGAATTAGATGCTTGTCAATATTTTTTGGGCGAAATTGAAGCCGTAGCCAAGGGCGCTAAAATGTTTTGGCCTTTAGGTAATCACGATGCCAGGCTTGAAATGCGTATCATAGAGAACCTTCCAGCCTTTGAAGGTGTCAGAGGCACAACTTTAAAAGAATACTTCCCTGCGTGGCTTCCTTGCTGGTCATTTTGGGTCAATGAAGATACTTGTATTAAACACCGATGGAAAGGTGGCTTCAGCGCTGGTCGTTCCAATGCCCTTAATTCTGGGGTTTCCATGATTACAGGGCACACACATCACTTAAGTGTTATGCCTGTCAATGATTACAATGGTGTGCGTTGGGGAGTTCAGACTGGCACATTAGCCGAACCTAATGGACAACAATTTGCCTACACAGAGGACACTCCTAAAGATTGGAATAGTGGCTTTGTTATGCTCTCGTTTGAGCGCTCAAAACTATTGCAGCCTGAAATGATTAGAGTATGGGGCGAAGATGAAATTGAGTTTCGTGGAAAAATTCATGCAGTATGAAATTATCAGAGCCTATTCTTCGTAATCTGTATTCTGCAATTTATTGCATGAAACCTTTTGACAGGTGGAATATGCCACTACCAGAAGAAGTTTTGTTTATTGTGGATAAAGACACAGAAACAATGGGGACTTATCTATACGATACAGGCGAGGAATACGAGCATACCATTACCATTTCTTCTGCTCGATGTAGTCACCTAGATACCGTGATTCGTGTTTTATGCCACGAATGTATCCACATGAGCCGTCACAAAACAAGCAAGTGGACTCACCACGATAAGGAGTTTCGTAATAGAGCGCACCGAATTTCGTCTGAATTGGGTTTTGACCCTCTTGAGCTTTAGCTCGGTCTTCCGTAGTGAATGTCGTCATTTATCCCCCCAAGCTCTGTTTGACTTTCTGTAGTAACGCTTCCTCGGTGGTATTCCATTTTCTTTCAAAACCCTTTCTACCCAATCCGTGAATACCATCGTTTCCTCGGTGATGCAAAGGACAGAGGGGGATAATGGGGCTTGTAGCACGGACACCAGCCCTTCTAATGTGGTGAATTTCGGCAGGACTGTCTTCATGCCCAAGCACGGAACTGCACAATATACAACCGAGTCTGGCAACTCTTGCCATATAGTTCTTTTCATCCTTTGTCGCCATCAGCTAGTTCGTACCATAATCTATACCATTCCTTAAAAGACTCAAAACCTATACCGCATTTAAAAGGTTTTCCATCCATTGTGTATTGCCAATATTCTTGAATTTTTGTGCCGTTATCAGTATCACCAATGATAACAACAACCATAAACTTAGGGGTGGCTGCCAATGCTTGTAATAAACGCTTTTGGCCTTCACTCATTTTTTCGCCAGGTCGCTTCCACTCCATAATCAGAAAGTTACCTTTGCGTTCAAGTATGCCATCTACATTACTTGGAATCACCGCAGGATTTGCGGAGATTAGCCCTTTAAACTCCGCATAATCTGTGTGAGTGGCAAACATATTGCGCATTAACTTAGCCATTGTTTCCTAACTTGGTCATAGGTAGCAAACTCTAGCTTGATGGTTTCTTCTGCTAAATCATGGGCTATCTTAGTAGCTTTTTCGTATTGGTTTTTAAGAGTAGCGGTGTGGTAACACTTTAATAACTTTTGTATACGCAAATAGTTTTCAGAGTAATCTGTCATTGGCATTGGTTTGAAACCAACATCTTCATAACCTGGGTGATATGGAACTTCTTCTACTAATTTATTGGTCATTTGGTCATCCGTTCAATGTTTCTGTTACTTGCTTCTGTTGTTCTCCATGCCTCAAATCTCATCTTAGCCGCTTCTAATTGCCAGCGTAGAGCTTCTGCTTCTTCTGTGGCTATTCCAATGGCTTTGCATAAGTCTTGGTATTCTTGGCTTGCATAGGCTTCCATTTCTTTTGCGGCAATGCTATTACCTTCTGCTTTGGAAGCCTTAATTGCTTTAAGAGAATGTCTAAAATTTTCCAACTCTGCGAGTCTGCCTTTTGCAGCAGCATAATCTGGCGCTTTCTTGAAAATGAAGTCAATTGCATCATTAGGGTCTTTCATGTTAAGCTCCAAAAAGTAATGTTTGTGTTTGCACAGAACCGCCAGAGTCGTATTTTTTGCTATTTCCTTTTGGATAAGGCTCTGTTTTATATTTAAGTAATTTATTCATTTCTTTTTTTTGTCTTTTGTCGCCATGAAAATATATGTATCTATGTTTTCTTGTTCTTTCTGTGTAATAAAAATCATCACCATATTTTTCTTTAATGCTTTCTAAAGTCATTCCATCGCTAATAGTTTTGCTATGTTTGTGTTCCAATCCTTTTACAGTCCAATCTACCCTATTAGCAGAAAGACCTGTGTAAAGAAAATTGGTTGCTTGATAAACATAACCTACATGGCCTTGGCCCATATCAGCATAAGAAACAACAATGGTGGGTTTAGGTAATTGTTTAATAGAATTTGCAACTAAAAAACTAGCTTGATTTTTAGCATTGTCCATTAAACAAACTCTATTAAGTTCTAATACTTTATCTGAATATTCTTTTCCACAAATACCCATACAAAGCGCTGGTGAAGCAGGTATTCCGTAAGTAACTACACCAATAAGTGTATTGTTTTCATAAAGGCCATAAGCAAACATAATTTGCGGTATTCTTTTTGCGTAATGTTTTTCAAGTAACCAAGGGGCTACTTCTTCATTTTTAATTGGAAGAACAATCATTTAAGAGCCAACCACAAACCAATTTGCGCAAAAGCATAACCACCCCAAATCATAGCGTTAGATGTAGCACCCTTGTTTAATTGTGCTAAACAAACAATTAAATACCCAAATCCTGTTGCACCAACAATGATTTTTTCCAACATTTTGTTTCCCCTTTATTGCCTAATTTAAACTGTTCGTAAAAGTCATCCCATACTTGTTGTGAAAATTTAGTTTTAACAATGTATAACCTAAATTCTTTTAAACCCATTTCATAACGATATTTAATAAGTTGTCTTACGCAACACTCATGCCTAACTTGTTCATACATTTTCTTTTTAGACTGTCGTAAGAATCGTATCCAGTACCCAAGACACCAAGCTCTCTTGCTTTGGCCTCAATACCTTCGTTGCTAAACATCCACTTTTTATCAATCTTTTCTTTCTTAGGTTCAATTACTAATTCATCCTCATAGCGCTCACCATTTAACCAAGTGCTTGCATGGGGTATAAATTCTAACTCGGTTTCTTTTGCCTTCCAGTATTGGCAATGTGTGTTAATAGCTTTTGCAGCCATAAGTTGTTGCTCTGCTGATAACTTGCACCAGGCTTTTCTTGCAGCTGCTTTAGCAATTTTTCGTGGATATAAAGACCAGAACTCATCAAACATTCCTATAGTACCTGTTGGTTGGGTTGTTAATCATAGATTGAATTAATTGGTCTATCGTAAACCAATGTGTTTCTTTCATACCAGTATGCGTGTAAACAGTAAAACTCATATGAAATACGCAAACATAGCACCAAGAAATGCGCCAAGTAAACAAGCGTAGAAAAAGTCTTTCATTTAATTCCCCTTTAAGTTAAACAACAACGCTAGTTTCTAAGTTTTTTTTACTAAAGTCTATGCTCCAAAACCCTAATGTTGCGCTTTTCCAACAAATGTTTTTTTCTGCATAAATAGCTGCACCATCCACGCTTTCTGTGGTGCAACCAATTTACAGGCATAAAAAGTAATCCGCATTTACATTTTTTATCATACATTCTTTTTCTCCATAGAACGACCAACGCCAGCAAGCTGGTGTTATGTCAAGTGATGTATCCCGTTGCAAGGTATTTATGCTGGCTTGACCCAGTTAATAAGGCTATCGCAGGTGTCGACCCTCGCTCCGTTCATTTCCAAACGGCCTCTAGCCCATCTAGCATTTTTTTAACGCCCACAGCATTTAGGGCGGTCAAGAATAAGAAAACCCCAATAATCTTAGGTGGGGTATGTCCCTTGGCATGGGCAACTATAGACAAATCCTAGTTCCGATTTCTCGCTATCTGTCTATAACTACACATACCCCGCCTAAAAATACTGGGGTTGTACGGAATCTAGGGTTGTCTAAGATGCCACTCTTGACAATTAATTATACTACTCTGTGCAATCACAAGGCAAGTCAAATCCAACAAAAGGAAGCGTCATTTGTGATTTGTGCATTAAAATTACATCTGACCAAGCGTAATTACGGCCTAATCCTTTAATACTTGTCAATTCTGCTTGTTTTTCAATGTCTAATGCCCTTTGCAATAAATCTGGGTGTTTTTCATACAAATCAATTATTTCTTTTGGGCGAGAAGATGGGCAAAAAAAGCAAGCTGACTTACCAACATTGGTAATTCCATGCTTTGCAATGATGTCTAAACAATCTTGCCTGTCCCATTGCCATTCAATTAATGGGTATTCATAGTCGTATTTGGGGTCGTTACGCTTGGCGGCATTGTCAGCCCTGTGTGACTCACCAGCATCATAACCAATGTATTTAACGCACTTTGAGCCTGTTTTCCACCATTCAATAGCTGGAGTCCAATGGTTTAAAAATTTGTCTTGTGGGGCTATTTTGTGCTTTTGTGAGCATGATTTAAACCCATAAGCAATAGATGGCAAGTTATGTCGCCTATGGCATTCTTGCTCAAGCGTTTCCAAGCTACCATCTTTGCGAACTTTTCTGACAATGGTAATTTTAGGTAAACCTTTGCTAATTAGCCATTTACTAAAGTTTTCAATATGAGCATAGGTTTCTGGTCGCTCACCACCTGTGTCGGCAAACAATATTAAATCTATTGGGCGTTTTGCTTCATAAAGACCAAGAATCATTGCTGTGCTATCTACCCCACCGCCAAAAGCAACAATATGAGGTTTATTCATTTTGTTTTCCAAATGCGTTGTTTTTTAGCAACTCAGGCCAAATTAGCCAAAAATTAGTAGGAAACAAGTCTTGTCTGGTTACAAGCCCATGACTGACCTCTTCTATTCTTGCGCCCAAAAACATATATTTGTCGCCAGGTATACCCCTTATGCGCCAATTAGAAACGGCTGCTGGGTCTACTTTGCACATTCTGGCTACCTTTGCAGTTCCACCAAGAAGGTCAATAATGGCGGTGTCGGTAAGTTTAAGTTGTCTGTCCATTCACGAAGTTTAACCTATATGTTGTTTATTTGCATACAGTTTACTTTTTTTATAAACTTGTGTTAAAGTTCTTATATAGCAATTTCGCTATGCCATTAAAGGGGAATTTTATGGATGAAATGTACCAGTTTCAAAACGAAATGGAGCAACGCTTAGAGCTTGCTTTAGACAACATGGAATACAACACAAGACTGTCGCAAGACGATATAGATGTTATTCGTGCAGCTTGTGGCAAATCTAAAAAACGCAATGACCATGTCAATCCATTGTTGCGTGATGTTATCAATGACTTTGGCGCAATTTTTGGAGGTGCAAAATGATGCCACAAGGATTACAAAGAATTGCTAATGGCAGAGATAACATTAGCTTAATTGATGCTGCTTTTGCTATGAGTGTATCGCCACAAACAATTAGAAAAGAATTGCATTTAAACAATAATTTTCATGGTTTAAAAAGCATAAAAATAGGTGGAAGGCATTATTTTAAAGTTTTAGAAATTGCTGAAATTATTACAAAGGGAACAGAATGAATCAATCAGAAAACATTGCTAACTTAGCTAAATCGTTATCAATCGTACAAGGGAAACTAACTTATGCTGTTAAAGACTCTGCTAATCCTTTTTTCAAAAGTAAGTATGCTGACCTTGAGTCTGTGTGGGATGCTTGTCGCAGTTTATTGGCTGAAAACGGCCTTGCTGTTATGCAATTCCCTGGCGAATTTGTGGATGGAACAATGTCACTCAATACCATACTCACTCATTCGTCTGGCGAATATATGAGTTATTTAATGTCAGTACCAGTTACAAAGCCTGACGCACAAGGTGCTGGGTCAGCTTTAACTTATATGCGTAGATACGCATTGGCAGCAGTAGTAGGAGTAGTTCAAGCAGACGATGATGGTAATGCCGCTTCGTCACCTAAACCCGTAGTAAAAGCAAAGGAAATTTAATCATGGCTTATGTACCAAAAGAAGGCTCTGGAAGTTTATTTAAAAATGACCGCAAAACGACTGAAACTCACCCAGACTATACAGGCAGCATTATGGTCA